GGCCAGATGATCGATATGAACGTTTTCCGGGCGCAGGCTGCTGCGATCCCGGATGTTGAACCTCCGCTGCCTGAACCTCCTGTCGAAGAAGAGAAGGAATCCATGTTCCAGTCTGTTTTTGTTCCTGCCACGCTTCCTGATGTCCTGAACGAGTCCATCACGACCCTGCCGTGGCAGGGTGGCAATGGTGGGATCACCGAAGTCTACGTGAACGCTACTGCCGGTTCTGGCGGCATGAAGCTGGGTGTTGCCCAGTGGCTTGTCGCTGAGCTGGAAAACGGCGTGTGGAAGCGTAAGCCTGTGGATATCGTCCCCAAGGGTACGGTGATTACCGGTTTTGCTGATATGGGTGGTCATCAGGCCCCTGCGGGCACGTATGCGGTATTCCTCCAGTACACGGCGACTGCGGGTGCTTCTCTGCTCATCGAGGCCGTGTAAGCATGGAAGCCAGGCTTTTCGACCCCCTGAGTCCGCCTGAGTGGCTAGACCCACTCTGGTGGGTCGATCAGCCCCATGTGAACCACATCGACAACCGTGTACACCAGGCTCGTTTGAAGTCGGCAGCGCAAACAGCGTGCGACTACGCGTGGTTGGTGGGTACGACAAGGATCTGCGACTTGGGCTCGTGTGACGGCGGTCTGCTAGACCTCCTTCAGTACCCATATCGTGAAGATTCGTTTGGTTACGACGTGATCGAAGTAAGTATCAAGTACGGGCGTGAAGTTCGTGGGGTGGATTTGAGGTACGGCAACGTAACCGAGGATGCTACCCTGGAGCTTGCTCCTGTGGTTGTATGCACCGAGATGCTGGAACACCTGGAAGATCCGCATGGGTTCCTGCGGAACCTGAAGGACCGAGAAGTCCAGTACGCGATCTTCTCGTCTCCGCATTCGGAGACAGCCCAGTACCACGAGTGGAATCACGCGTGGGCCTGGGATCGAGAAGGATACTCCAAGATGATCGAGTCATCGGGATGGGAGATCGTGTCCCATATCGATGTCGAGTGGTCCCAGCAGATTGTAGCCAAGAACGTATGAGCCAGATCCAGTAAACCGCTGTACCCAGTTCGGAGCCAGTCTGGGAATCAAAACGGGCACAACGTGAGTATGCGGTTTTCTCGGGAGTCTCATAAGCTCCACGAGTGGGGTTCAACTCCCTGCCTCACGACCACGTATGCAAAACGCTGCCAAGCGTCGGGGTGTGTACAGCCTCGTGGGCCGGTGCGCCCGATGAACATACGTTTTGCCCTTCTAGCCCAATGGCAGAGGCGTCCGGCTCAGACCCGGAAGGTTCCCAGTTCGAATCTGGGGAGGGGTACAACCAACGATTGGATGAGGATGAATTTTCGAGACGGTTCCCATATTTGTTTGTGTGACAGTCCCCGCAACCCCAACTGCCAGAAGTGTGGGATGCCCTGTCACTGCTAGTACAATCGCTCATTAGCTCAGTCCGGAGAGAGCACCAGGCTACGAACCTGGGTTTGCGGAGGTTCAAATCCTTCATGGGCGACTTAGGTCCGGCGATGCCGTTAGCGGTGTATCGAGTGGCCTGTAATCCAGCATAACTCAACGGCAGAGTTCCGACCTGTTAAGTCGGCGGTTCTTGGTTCGAATCCAAGTGTTGGAGCAGGAGGGATGCCGAAGTGGCCGAGGCACCGGTTTGTGAAACCGGGATCAGTGGGTTCGAGTCCCACCCCTACCGACCACATAACGGAGGTTACATTGAAGTACGAAGTATGCATGGGTGGCTGTGGTGGTACGACACAGACCTGCACGTGCGAAGGAAAGCGATAAGCATGGCAGACCCAGCTTGCCCGAGGTGTCATGGCACCGGCTTCTTTTGGATGCTGGGCTCGTGGCGGTCTTGTGGGTGTTAAGCACCACCGTCCATTAGCTCAAGTGGTAGAGCAGGAGCCTCTTAAGCTCTCGGTTCCAGGTTCAAGTCCTGGATGGATGACAAAGGCGCGAAGGGTTAAAGCCCCGTCAAAGGTTGCTTGCGCCAAGGGGGACATAGTTTAGTGGGTAAAATAGCGCTCTCCAAAAGCGCGGTTGGAGGTTCGAATCCTCCTGGCCCCGCCAAGCCGTTGTAGCTCAATATGGTAGAGCACCTGTCTTGTAAACAGGTGGTTCGGGGTTCAAGTCCTCGTTGCGGCTCTTGTTCAGAAAAACCTCGTGTTCAAGTTTTCTGAACAGCACCACAAAATGAACACGCTGTGGGTGTAGCTCAGGGGTAGAGTGCCTCATTTGGGATGAGGAAGTCGTGGGTTCGAAACCCGCCTCCCGCACGTTTGGAAAGGGGGTGATGTAAGTGCGGCAGTCTTTTTGCCCGGTCTGTGGTAAAGACACAGACCTTAACTGTGGTTGTTAGTTTCAGTCATGATTAAACTCTTAGAACGGATCATCATGGTTCTTCCAGCCTCTGTGCCTACCGGCACCGTGACCGGCACCTGGTACACCCCAGCAGGGGCGTTGGCTGTCGGCACCATCGTGTTCCTCCTCTTGGAGTCGATCGAGATCCCAGACGACGCAGACGGCGTCGTACTGCCTGTCAGGACCGTTGTAGACGTCCCCGCAGGCCAGTTGAACCAAACACTACCCTCGGGGGTCTATCAGGTCTCCATGCGGCTCTCAGAGCTGTACAGGGCCACCAAGGTGGTAGAGGTCGAGACAGGCGTAGCCCTGAACCTCCCTGATGCTGTAGGAATGCTTCTTCCAGACCCTGATCTGTACGATCCGGTGCGTAGTGTCGATGGTTATTTCCCCGACGCCTACGGGAATATCGATCTCCCAGGCGGAGGCGGGGGCGGAGTTACCGACCACGGCGAACTCACAGGACTTGCAGACGACGACCACAGCCAGTATTTGACCACTACACGTGGTGATACTCGGTACTACACCAAGTCACAGTCCGATACGAGTCTCGCAGGCAAGGAGAATACCGGAGTAGCAGCGGGTCTTCTGGCGGCGCATGTCGCAGCAGCAGATCCTCATACCCAGTATCTAAAGGAAGCCGACGCAGCCCCGGTTGCTACGGCTGGTACTTATGCGAGTCTTACCGGTAAGCCAACCATTCCGGCATTGAGCGATGTTGCCGCACTTGTTGTGGGGCAGTCTAACTCGGCCGGTACAGGAGCAGCCTCTTCCAGGGAAGACCACACCCACAATGGTGTTCCGCAGTCTTTGCTGACCACCAAGGGTGATCTTGTTGTCGCTACTGCGAACAACACAGCTTCTCGGGTTGGTGTGGGTTCCAACGACCAGGTCCTGACTGCTGATTCCAGCACCGCAAGCGGTGTGAAGTGGGCAACCCCTTCAGGAGGTTCAACTCCACTGTCGGAATCTGACTTCAACGGCTTCGCCGCGTGGAGTGGTGATCCTCTGTATTGGATGACCCGATCCGGGGTTGGTAATGGTGACGCTTCTGTTGTGCGTCTCCCGATCCAGGCTGGAAAGGCCATCAACAAGCTGTGGATTGCCGTGTCGACTGCTGGTTCTTATTCCGCCAACGGTGTCCCCAACCAGATGGGTATCTGGGACGACACAGGAGCTTTGCTATCACTAACTCCTGATGATCCTACATTGTACACATCGAATGGATGGCGTTCAGGAACCCTGGTCACTCCGGTGGCTGCGGGTGCAGCCCGATTCTGTTATGTGGGTTTCATTCTGGGTGGTATGACCGGAGTCCAGTTGTTCTACCCCTCGTCCGCGAGTCTGGTAGGAGCAACAGCCGAAGGAAACATCGTCAATGGCGGTAACGAAACCAAGAGGCGCGCAGCCTACTTGACTTCGCAGACCTCACTACCAAGTTCATTCACGCCATCAAGTGTTGGCACCGTAACCGCGTACATTCCGCTGGTTGCCATTTCAAGTTAAGGAGCACCAATGGGTTCGCCACCTCTTGCTCCTGCACCGGCTCACATCGTTGGCCCCACCTGGCAAAGGCTGGAAAATGGGGACTTCTATCTCCCCGAGTTCACTCTGGGGGACGAGATCGTCAACTGGATGTGGAAGTATGTGGTCCAGCCTTCTGGGCCACGTGCGGGAGAGAATTTCCTTGTCACCGAGGAACAGTTCAGATTTCTACTGTGGTGGTACGCCATCGACGGTATGGGAAAGTTCATTTATCGCAACGGGCTACTACGCCGACTCAAGGGTTGGGGTAAGGACCCGCTTGCAGCCGCTATGGCACTCGCAGAGCTGTGCGGTCCGGTGCAGTTCAGTCACTGGGATGAAAAGACAGGTAGGCCCGTGGGGAAGCCAAAGGCTTCGGCATGGATTCAGATCGCTGCGGTGTCCCAGGACCAGACTCGTAACACCTTCACCCTCTTTCCGGCTATGGCCTCCAAGGTTATGAAGGAAGAGTTCGGGCTTGAGGTTCACAAGACCATCATCTATTCCCGTGCGGGTGGGATGATCGAGTCGGTGACATCAAGTCCGCTTGCTCTTGAGGGCAAGCGTCCAACCTTCGTCATCAAGAATGAGACCCAGTGGTGGATCGAATCCAACCAAGGTCTTGAAATGGCCAACATCATCCGGGGTAACGTCACCAAGGGTGCGTACGGTACGTGTCGGTCTCTGTCGATCTGTAACGCTCACCGCCCTGGTGAGGAATCGGATGCGGAACGAGACTGGGACGCGTGGCAGCAGCAGCAAGCAGGCGAGGCTGTCAAGACCGGTTTCCTCTACGATGCTCTTGAAGCTCCTGCGGATACACCAGTCGGTGAAATTGCTGAGCTGATGGAAGATGAAGAGGCATACCTAGCAGCCATCCAGCGGCTCCGTGAGGGCCTGGAAATCTGCAAGGGTGATGCGGACTGGCTCGACACGGACACGATCGTAGAATCGATCCTGGACGTGCGTGAAGACGTCACTGAGTCACGACGCAAGTTCCTGAACCAGATCAACGCAGCAGAAGATGCTTGGGTGTCTCCACGAGAGTGGGATAAGTGCCTGGGTGTGAAGCTGGAACCCCTCCGTCCTGGTGACCGTATCACCATGGGATTCGATGGTAGCAAGTCCTCGGACTGGACAGCCCTGGTGGCATGTCGAGTAGAAGACGCGGCTATCTTCCCCATCAAGATTTGGAATCCGGAGAAGTACGGCGGTGAGGTTCCTCGTGAGGATGTGAATAACACGGTGGACTGGGCATTCGCTCAGTATGATGTCGTGGGATTCAGGTCCGACGTCAAGGAATTCGAATCGTATGTCGATGCCTGGGGTGCTGCGTATGGAAAGAAGCTGAAGCTCAAGGCAACAGCCAAGCACCCGGTTGCGTATGATATGCGTTCCAACATCAAGGCGTTCACACTGGATTGCGAGCGCTTCCAGGATGCAGTTCTTGAACAAGAGCTGGTCCACAACGGCGACGTCGCGCTTCGACGACACGTGTTGAACGCCATCCGGCGTCCAAACAACTTTGGGATCTCCATCAGTAAGGCTACCAAGGACTCATCGCGGAAGATTGATGCTGCGGTCTGTGCGGTGCTTGCTTTCGGAGCCCGACAGGAGTTCCTGATGAGCAAGTCCAACAAGAAGAAGGGAGTTGCAATCCTACGATGAGCGAGTACGACAAGACAGTAGACGACCTGGTAAACGCCCTGAACGGCCGAAAGGGCCGACTCAAGGAGAACCAGGCATACTACGAGTCCGAATATCGACTCAAGGCGTTGGGTTTGTCAACCCCTCCTGAGCTTCGACACATGACGGCTGCTATTGGTTGGCCCCGAATGTATCTTGACAGTCTCGAAGAGAGGCTGGACCTGGAAGATTTCCGCAATGCGGATCAGGCCGAAGTCGATGAGCGTCTGCGCTCGTGGTGGCAGGCCAACTTCCTTGACGCAGAATCAGGCCTGGGTCACCTGGAAGCCATGATTCATGGTGTTGCCTACATTACGGTTGCTGCGCCTGGCGACGACGATGACAACCCGGACATCCCGATTATCCGCGTGGAGTCCCCGTTCAATTTCATCGCGAAGCAGAACAAGCGCACAAAGAAGCTGGACGAAGGTCTTCGTCTGTACAAGCATCCCACCATTCCCAAGGAGGATATGGCTACGCTGCTCCTGCCCGACAGGACTGTGTACCTAGCCCGTGGTGGACCGTTTGCGCAGTGGAAGGTTGATGAGGTTATTCAGCACGATCTCGACCGTGTGCTGGCCACCCAGTTGGTGAACCGAGAACGGCTGACCGAGTCCTACGGCAAGTCTGAGATCACCCCCGAGCTTCGTTCGGCAACGGATGCAGCTTCGCGGATCATGATGAACCTTCAGACTGCTTCGGAACTCATGGCGATTCCACAGCGTGTGCTGTTTGGTATCGACCGAGACGAACTACCTACAGACCCTGACAATCCGGGTGCGGCCATGGAAGCATACATGGCACGTATTCTGGCGTTCGAGAACGAGAACGGCAAGGGTATGCAATTTTCTGCTGCGGATCTGCGGAACTTTACCGAGTCCCTCCAGGAACTGGCCAAGCAGGTAGCCTCGTACACAGGTCTTCCACCACAGTATCTGTCGTTCTCTTCGGAGAACCCGGCAAGTGCTGAGGCAATCAAGTCGGCAGAGTCCCGTTTGGTCAAGAAGACCGAGCGCAAGGCACGCATGTTCGGACAAGCATGGGAAGACACCATGCGTCTGGGGATGCTGGTCATGGACGGTTCGATTCCGAAGGATGCTTACCAGCTCGAATCGGTATGGCGTGATCCTTCGACTCCTACCTTCGCGGCTAAGTCCGATGGTGTTGTGAAGCTTCAGCAGGCTGGAATCATCCCGGTTGAGCAGGCTCGTATCGAGATGGGTTATTCCGACGTGCAGCGTAAGCAAATGCGTGAGTGGGATAAGGATGACCCGGTAGCCCAGATGAATGCCTTGCTGCTTGATGGTACTGCGAAGACCAATGAGCAGATTGGCAAGGTTGATCCGAATGCTGCTAACCCAGCTACACAAAAGACAGCGTAGTATCTCAGCCCGCGTAATGCGGCTGGTGCTACAGGTGCTCCTCCCGTTTCTGTTCATTCCACTGACTTCGCAGGTCTGGAAAGACATCGTGCAAAGCATTTTCCCTCTGGTCAACCAAGCCCGGACGGAAAGTGCTGAACTCGCGCGGGAGTACTACGACACGCAACGGAAGAACCACACAGGAGATGACGACAGGTTCGACATCGATCTTCCGGCGTATGAATACGACTGGTTCTATGAAGCAATGTTCCCGTCGAAGAAGCCGTTTCAGTCAGGTAACACCAGCTTGGGCCAAGCGGTCCAGGCTGGGTTCCGGGCTGTCAAGGAAGTGGAAAATGGTGGTCGAAGGACTATCCGAAACGCCGTCGAATCAGACGGTTTCGCACTGGGTTGGGCTCGTGTGGCAACGGGCCGTGAGACCTGTGGTTTCTGCTTGATGTTGGTGTCACGAGGTCCGGTCTACCAGTCCGCAGAGTCGGCTGGTCTGAACACGGACGACACAACCGCTCTTGACATCCTGGACGAGAATGACACAGAAGCGTTCAACGAGCTGATGACCAGGTTCCATCCCAATTGTGACTGTAAGGTTGTTCCGGTCTTCGACCGGATGAACTGGCAGGGCAGGGATGATTACCTCGCAGCCAGGGATACATGGATTGAAGCAACTAAGGGTTTCTCCGGGCGGGATGCTCTTAACGCGTTTCGCCGTGCTATCGAAGACAACCAAGTCGATCCAGAAGAGTTTGCAGTAGTCAAGTAGATCGGCCTGGAGCCGATCCCAATAACACCCCCAGGAGGGGACATGTCCGACGACAACAAGTCCGCCACGACCGACACCGGCACCCAGGGTAACACCGCTGAGCTTCCGGAATGGGGTCGTCGGGCTATTGCTGAGGCTAACGCCGAAGCTGCGAAGTACCGAATCAAGGCCCAGACCGCTGCCGATGAGGCTAAGGCTGCGGCCAAGGTCGAATACGACGCGCAGCTCCAGGCTTTGGCTCAGGAGAAGACCTCCGTTACTACGGAGCGCGACAACGCGGTGACCGGGCTTACCAAGCTCAAGGTTGCCATTGCGGCTGATGTTCCGGGTGAACAGGCCGTGGCTTTTGCAGATTTGCTCAAGGGAAGCACTGAGGATGAGCTGAACGCACACGCGAAGCAGCTCAAGGAGATGTTCGGCACTCCTGCCGGGAGGCAGCGTGCAACCGACCGTTCCCAGAGTGCGGGTGGTAACGCAAGTGGCGTGAAGACCCCGGCTGAGCTGTTTGCCGACATGGTCCAAAGTAATCTCAAGAAGTAAGGAAACGCCGAAATGGCAATGATCAATGAGCTTGCTCCGAATAGCTCTACAAACCACCAGGGCCGTCTTGCATACGTGCCTGATGACCTTCTGCCCCCAGAGATCGTAGGGGCTATTTTCGAGCAGGCGCAGGAGACTTCGCTTGTTCT